TTTACCTTTTGTTGCTATTGCTTCAGCTATAGGATTAGTCACTACAGCTATTATTGCTTTTATTGATAAACAAAAAGAGAAAACAAGATTAATAAAAGAGGGTAGCAAGTCAGAATTAAAAGCTGCCATTGAATCTTTAAAAGCAGAAAGAGCAAAAGTGGCTGCACAGAGAAGAGGTGTTGCTTTCCAACAAGAAAGACTAGATAAATTAGATGCGGAGATAGAAAAACTAAGAGAGCGCTTAAGGTTACTAGGAAAAGCTGGTGAAGCGCAAGAAGAAGCTAAAGATAAGATAACTAAACAAGAAGAAGCTGCGAAAAAGCTGAAAGAAAGATTTATGGAGATAGGAAAATCGATAGAGGAAGGTATTGTACAGAATCTAACTGACGCTGTTATGGGGGCAAAAACTCTAGGAGAAGCAGCAATTAGTGTATTAAATTCACTAAAGAGAAAACTTATCGAAGTTGCAATAGAATCAGCAGTTTCTGGTATCGGTCAATTTTTAGGTAATGCTCTAGGTAGTCTTTTTACTGGTGGTCGTTCTCCTACTGCTCCAAAAGTATCTGCAGACTCTTTGGCGTTAGGTAAAGCAGCTTCAAAAGCTACAGGTATTCCAATGACTTTAAAGAAGGGTTCATTTGCTGAAGGAGGCAGACCGCCTGTAGGTAAGACATCATTAGTGGGTGAACGTGGACCAGAATTATTTATACCTTCAAGGGCTGGTACGATCATTCCGAATAATAAACTTGGTGGAGAATCTGTTACAAATAATATTGTTGTTAATGTAGATGCCTCAGGAACTGCTGTTCAAGGAAATGATGCTGAAGCTAATCAATTCGGAGAACAGCTTGCAGCTGCAATACAGGCTGAGATAATAAATCAAAAACGATCAGGAGGTTTATTAAACTAATGGCAACTTTTCCTATTGCAAATCCTATTTACAATACTAGGATTGATGCCAGACCAAAAATTACTGTAGTTAGTTTTGGCGATGGATTCGAACAAAGATTGACTGAAGGATTAAATCAAAATCCATTAACTGTCAGTTTAGTATTTGAGCTTTCACAAACTGATGCAGATACAGCAATAACTTTTTTAAATGCGAGAATAGATGACGGAGCTTCTTTTGATTACACCTTACCTAGTGAGTCCAGCACAAGAAAATTTGTTTGTTCTTCATTTCCAAGAACAATTCCTTTCTTAAACAGAGTGAGGTTAAGTTGTGTGTTCAGAGAGGTATTCGAGGCATAATGGCAATACCTTTTGCAGAACTCTCTAAAATAAATCCTAGTCATATTATCGAATTGTTTGAACTAGAGCTAACTGTAGGTACGCATATTGCTGAAGGAAACCCTCAAAACCTGCCTACAACTTACAGATTTCATGCTGGTGCTAATTTAAATAATTTTGGTGAGATTGTATTTCAATCAAATGCATATCAAAGAGTAGCTGTTAGCACTGAAGGATTTGAAAAAAGAAGTTCAGGAGTTTTACCAAGACCTATAATTACCTTTTCTAATTTAGGCGGTATTGTTCATAACCCAGTAACAGGCAAGCTAGTAACAATGAGTGACTTTTTAGCGATAGTTAATAATGTTACGGCACACAATGATTTGATAGATGCAAAAATTACAAGAAAAATGCCACTTGCATCAGCTTTAGATAATGTAAATTTTTCATCAGGTACAAACCCTTTTGGAACACCTAGCTCAGATAGATTACGTGATGAAATTTTTGTAATTGACAGAAAATCTGTAGAAAATAGACAAATAGTACAGTTTGAATTAACAGCTGCCCATGATTTAGAAAATAGATTGGTACCACAAAGAATAGTTACAAGAGACTTATTTCCAGCTGTAGGCACGTTTGCGTAATGACTGAGCATATTTGGGCTACAGATGCTTTTAACCATGCCACAGAAGCTTATCCTGAGGAGTCATGCGGTTTAATCGTAAGTGTTGATGGTGAAGAAATATATTGGAAATGTAAAAATATATCAGGAGCTTATAAAACGAAATCATTTGTAATTGATCCTTTAGACTATGCTGCTGGTGAAGATCAAGGTGAGATTCTAGGAATTGTACATAGTCACCCAGATGGAGAACTGGCTTTTAGCCATACTGATAGAATGGCTTGTAAGTTTTTAGATTTACCTTTTTACCTTGTTGAACCTAAAAGTAAGTCTATTATTGTTGTATACCCTTCTGAAATAAATGATTAAATTAACTATTTATGGCAGATTAAGAAAATTTATAGGTCAATCAACTTTCGAAATAAAAGCCAAAAGCGCGAAAGATGCTTTTAGTTTTTTGATTAATAATTTCAAAGGTGTTAAAGATCATCTTAACGAACAAGAGTATTGTGTAATGGCTGGTGATATTAATATCACAGAAGAATTATTTGATATGCAAACTCAAAAAGATATAAGAATTATTCCTGTTGTTCATGGAGAGATTATACCATTTTTGTTAGGTGGCGCTTTACTCGGTGCTGGTGCGCTTGCTGCTACTTCATCTGTGGCTTTTATTGCTGGAACTTTAGCAACTGCTTTAACAACAGCTGGTGTCACTTTTTTAATACAAGGAGTTGTAGATTTAATAGTGCCAACACCTAAACCACCTAATATCCAAAGGTCGGAAGATCCCCAAGACCCCAGTTATGTATTTACAGGACTGTTAAATAATACTAAACAAGGTGTACCTATCAACATTATTTATGGTGAGACTTTGATTGGTAGCACTGTTGTAAGTTCTTCTGTTGACACTTTTCAAGTAGTAAATGAGGAGAGTTAATTAATGCCATTTTTTGGAAATCTTACTGGTGTTATCGTTAGAGATCTTATAGGGATTGTTGATGGTGATAAGTTAAAATCTATTGATTTTGGTACGATTGTAGATGTACTTGGGGAAGGCCAGATAGAAGGTAGTGCAACTGCTAGTAAGGCTGGCATTACAGATAAAACTAGCACTGCTTACAAAAATGCTTTTCTCAAAGATTTATTTTTAAATCGTACGGCAGTCCTACAGGCAGACGCTGACAACACTAGTCCTAGTGCATCAGAATTTAATTACCCTAGTGATCGTTTAAGATTTGAATTCCAAGATGGCACTGCAAATAATACTGTACTTTTTGCAGCTAACGAACAAATCAGTGAAGTTATCACAGGAGATAAAGGACAAGAATGTAGTTTTCCAGTTGGTGGATCAGCAACAGCAAGATCAGGAACTATATCTAATGTTGCAATAGACACAGTACAAGTTAAAGTTAAATTTGATCAATTTTTCAAACTAAATACAAGTGACGGTAATAGAGAGTCAACTTCAGTACAAGTAATAATAAAAGTAAATCCTAATAATGGCTCTGCGGTAACAGTAATTGATGACACAGTAAAGGGTAAAAGCTTTAATCCTTACAATAGAGACTACGGTATAGATCTGAGGGAACTAAGCGGATATAACACAAATACTTCAGGTGCTTCAGGCTCGTTTTTTCCAGTAGTTGTAAGTGTTGAAAGGGGCAATGACGTAGGAGACGAAAATACATTTAACACAATGCGCTTAGCGGAAATTAGACAAATAATAAGAGAGTCAAACAATTATCCTAATATTGCGTATTCGGCCTTAAGGTTTAGTACTGAGCTATTCTCAAGCACACCCGCGCGTGTTTTTAGAGTAAGAGGTAAGTTAGTAAAAATTCCACATAATGCAACAGTAGATCTAACTAATGGCAGGTTGACCTACAGCGGTACTTTTAATGGCACTTTTAAAACAGATAAAGCATGGACAAGTGATCCATCTTGGGTATTATTTGATCTTTTAACAGATACTACAAGCGGCTGTGCTATTCCTGAGTCTGAATTAGATGCATTTAGTTTTTATGGTGTTAGCACGTATTGTAGTGCTTTGGTTGATGATGGTAACGGAGGGCAAGAACCACGTTTTTCGATAAACGTGAATATAAATAATAGACGTGACGCAATATCTTTAATTAAAGATGTTTGTTCAGTAATGAGAGCAATACCTTATTACGAAGAAGGCACTATAAAAATTGCTCAAGACGCCCCTAAAGATCAATCAAATCCAAGTGCTTTAAGTTTTGATTATGTTTTCAGTAATGCAAATGTTGTCAAGGGTGAATTTATTTATTCTGGCTCATCGATTAAAACTAGGTTTAATGTCATAAATGTTTCAT